GTTGTTAGTCCTCGTGGACCAGAGGATGCTGACCAGTCAGTTATTGCTGAAGCAATTGTCAACTACTGGTGGGAACACTACGAGTGCCAAGAAGAGTTTCAGTTAGCAGTACGAGACTTTTTGATTATTGGTCACGGATGGGTTAAGTCTGGTTACCGTTACGTTGAAGAAGATGTTGTCATAGAAGACACGGACGACGAAGCAGCGGATAAAGATAAGCCTACTAACTTTGCTGAAACTGACATTGTTGTTACGGAAGACCGCCCATTCATTGAGCGCATAGACCCGTTCAATATGTTTGTTGACAGTCAAGGCACCACGATGAAGGATATTCGCTGGATTGCTCAACGTATTCGTCGCCCTCTTAAGGACGTCAAGAACGATAAGCGTTATGACTATTCGGCTCGTCAAGAAGTAACTGCTAGTTCTTACACAGACACATGGCAAACAAATGGTTCTGGACGTTCACAGACTCTTTACAGTGACATCAACAGTCAAGAAGCATATTGCGACATTGTTGAGTATTACGACATTGCCAAGAAGACTATGTGTGTGTTCTCTGCTGATGGCGGAGACAAGTTCCTAGTAAAGCCCCAAGACATTCCTTTTGCTTTTGGTCATCCTTTTACAATGTTACGGAACTATGACATTCCAGGTTTCTTCTACCCAATGGGTGAACTAGAGGCTATTGAACCGTTGCAATACGAACTCAACGAGACTCGTACCCAGATGATGAACCACCGTAAGCGTTACAGCCGTAAGTACTTGTTTAAGGAAAATGCCTTTGATGACTTCGGTCGTGCTGCACTTTCCTCAGATGAGGACAACGCCATGGTTCCTGTTAAGGGTGATGAGAACATTTCTAATGTCGTTTACCCGATGCCTGCCCTAATTAACCCACCTGACTTTTATAATCAGTCATCACTTATTCAGGCAGATATGGACAGAGTGTCAGGTATCTCTGATTACCAGCGTGGTGTATTGCCAGAAGTTCGCCGTACGGCTACAGAAGCAACCATCTTGCAGGGTGGAGCAGACAGTCGTGCAGCAGAGAAACTAACCATCATTGAAAAGGGTATTGCCAAAGTTGCATCACGCCTTATCAAACTAGCCCAACAGTTCATGACAGAAGACCAAACTGTCCGTGTACTAGATAAGCCAGGTAAGTGGGCTTGGGTTAAGTTCGGTCCTAGTTACATTGATGGGGAATTTGACTTTAATGTTGAGGCAGGTTCTACTGTCCCAATGAATGATGGATTCCGTCGTCAGCGCGCACTACAAATTGTTGACTCTATGGCACCGTTTGCCCAAGCAGGAGTTATCAAACTGGACATGTTGGCTAAGTTGGTTCTTGACCAAGGCTTTGGTGTTAAGGATATTGAAAAGTATCTTAACCCTCCACAGGAAGAAGCACCTGAGCAAGCACCACCAGAGAATCCTTCTCAATCATCAGTTCCTGCTGGTGGTATGCCAGTACCTGCCGAACTACCAATGGGTGGTCCAATGCCAACGCCAGACCAAGTAGCAATGGGCGCACCAGATACAGCAGGCTTGCCACCTGAACTTGCAGGATTACCACCTGAACTACTAGCGCAACTGCTGGCAGAACAAGAAGGAATGGCTCCTGAACAGGGAATGCAACTTCCACCAGAACTAGCACAAATCCCTGGTAGTGAGTTGATTCCGCCAGAAATCTTGATTCAATTACCACCTGAACTGTTACAGGAAATTGTAACACGAGGTGGGTTTACGCCTGAAGTAATTCAGGTTTTAGTTGAATCGGGAGTGCTACCAGCACCACCAATGTAAGAAAAGTGCTTTATATATAGGACAACCATTAGAAGGACGGACCCTACATATGAGTAACGAAGAAAATTATGCTGATATTGAAGTAGACCAACCCCTAGACGAATTTGAAGATTCGGAAGGACAAGTTGATTATACCGATGAGGAAGCAGTTGAGTCCGAGTGGGACGAAGACGATTACCCTGAATATTTAGACCTTGATGAGTACGGCAGTAAAACTGTGGTTATCAAGATAGACGGGGAAATGGTTGAAGTACCACTCAGTGAGGCTCTTGCTGGATACCAGCGTCAATCGGATTATACCCGTAAGACACAGGAACTCAGTAAGCAGAAGCAAGATGTACAAACGGCATCGGCATTAGCGGAAGCGTTAGCCCGAGACCCGCAAGGAACTCTTAATCTGCTGCAGCAACACTATGGAGTTAGCCAACAGAATGTCCAACCCCTTTATGAGGAAGACGTTTGGGTTGACCCCTTAGCCAAGGAACTTGAAGAAATCAAAGCGTGGAAACGTGACTTGGAATACAAGCAAACACTTTCCGAAGTAGAGAATGAAATCATTGCCCTTGAACGTAAGTACGGCGAAGACTTTAACCGTGAAGAGGTAATTGTCAAAGCACTAGCAAGCGGTTCTCAAAACCTGGAAGAAACCTTTAAACTAATCCAGTTTGATAGGGTTTACAGCGAGAGAGGCGAAGCAACGCGAAAGGTTGCTCAAACTTCTCAACGTACACAGGCTAAGAAATCAGCCCAAGTAGTCTCTGGCGGAAGTTCTTCAAGGGGCGATGCCGTTGTACCTACAAAATCCAAATCTGTACTAGAGGCATTCTTAGCGGCTGAAAAGCAACTAGGTCTCTAAAATCAACCCAACTTTACCTAGGAGGTAAATCAAATGGCTGGAAACCCAGACTTTAACCAAATTCTATCCACAACCCTAAACAACTACCGAGACGTACTCGTAGACAACATTTTCAAAGCCAACGTGCTTTTGGACCACCTTAACACGAGAGGTCGCGTTGTTGTTGAAACAGGCGGTGCCTCAATTGTTGAGCCCGTATTGTTCGCAAACAGCGGTACTGCTGCCGTCTACGCAGGTTTTGACACCATCACCACCACAATGGCAGATGGTATTTCAGCCGCACAGTACGAGTGGAAGCAAATCGCTGCTGGTATCTCAATCAGTGGTATTGAAGAAGCCAAGAACCGTGGCAAGGAGCAGGTTATCAAGTTGCTCAATGCCAAGATTACTCAGGCTGAAGGCTCCTTGCAGGCACTCATGAACCAGCAGTTATTCACTGGTACTGGCGCGACGACCAACTTCTTCGGAATTGACGTCATTGCTGGAACCACTGGTAACGTTGTTGGTGGCATTGATGGCGCTACTGAAACATGGTGGAACCCAACGGTTACCAACGTCGCTGGTGCTCTCACCTTGCTGAACATGGCAGAGGCATACAACGATGCGTCAAAGGGCAATGATGTCCCCGATATCATCGTCACCACGCAGACCCAGTACCAGAAGTACGAAGCATTGTTGACCCCGAACGTTCGTTATCAGGACGTCGCCAAGGCTAACGCTGGCTTCCAGAACTTGATGTTCAAATCAACTCCAGTTGTGTTTGACAAGATTGCAACTGCAGGACGCATGTCCTTCTTGAACACCAAGTACCTCAAGTTGACTGGCATGGCTGGCAACTGGTTCACCACAACCCCATTCCAGCAAGGTATCGTCAACGGTAAGGACGCTCGCTACGCAGCCATCCTTGCTTACGGCGCGCTGACTTGCTCTAACCGCGACCGTCAGGCAACGCTCACTGGCTTGACCTGATATAAGGGTTACACCCGACAAGCAACAGTTTTCGTTGGCATCGGCTGCACTTATCCTTCGGGTGTGGTCGGTGTCAACGATTCTGTATATACAAGGTCAAGTGTAAGAAAAGTGCTTATATATAGAAGGATGTGATTAAATGTCAAATATTCAACCAGTTGGTTATGCTCTCGTTCAAGGGAGTCAAGTATTAGCAGGCACGGAACCAGTTGTTGGTGCTCATGGCGTCAAGGACCTTACGGTTCGTTCGGTGTATACACCCGAAGGTACGATGCTCGCACCCGAAAGTGGAGTTCCGTACATAGAAGCACCCAAGTTGTGTGCGTGGGATGACTACTCCTGCAAAGCAAATCCAGCAAAAGGGACACCTCTTTGCTTCGGTCACTTGCAATCTTTTATAAAAGGTAATGACGGAATGATTAAGGGCGAAGAAGCCCTACGCCTAATCCAGTACAAGGCTCAATTTCAAGAGATTGAAAAGAAGCGTTTAGAGGATAAGGCTAAAGAAAAAGAAGAACACTGGGCTAAACACAGTCCAAAGGACGAGGTAACCGATGGCGCTTAATATCACTCAGATTAGAACTCTAGTAGAGAACATCACCGACCTTAGTATTGGGGCTGGTGCTTCTGATGATATTACCCAAGACCTTGTAGACACCTTTATTAAAGAAGCGTATCAACGC